ATGTTCCTGGAAACCTGGGCGTTCTCGTCCTGAACCAGCGCGCCTCTCATCAAGCGGGTCAACGGAATCACGCCGTACTGGGACAGGATGAACAGATCCCCACCCAAAGGCAGTGCTACTCGCCGGCCAACCGGAATGCCTCCAATGTAGTATTGCCCAACCAGTTGCCACGTATTCACAGCCGAGGGATCGGTACCCTTGTAGACCATGACGTCACCAGAGGACGAGATGGCCACCAGGTGGTCGTCGATGCCTTCCCCACCGTCGACGGACCAATTGTAGAGCCCGACCAGTGTCCCACCGTGATTGAACTTGTTGCCGAAGTTGAACGACGTCGCCGCGCCAGAGATCGCTCCGGGAGCGAGGTACCACGCTACCGCCGTGTTGTTCTGGGCGAACCACATACGACCCTTGTGCTGGGTCACAAACATCAGGTCGGTCTCGGCGACTCCGGTGATGTCGGTCACGGCGGCAAACGATCCGCCCTCGGCGAGTCGGTACAGTCCGTCAACTGGATCAGCGTACCAGCAGTAGTGGGTTCCGGCATCGGATACGAAGTTAGTCCATACCCCGCGCCCGCATCCGGCAGCATTCGAGAGCGCAACATCAGCAACCCAGGCTCCGGCTCCTCCGGCCGTGATGTTGAAAATGCCGTTCCGGGCAATCGCGTACAGCCTGTTAGTCGTCGCACCCTGGAAGGGTATGATCGTACTCACCCCGTTCCCGTTACCGACGTTGGTCGCAAATTGCTTGTATCCTGGCCTAACTCGCATGGTTCGGCCGTCGGCAATCAGATTCACCGCATCGAGACAGAACGACGGGTCCATGCTCGCCAGCGTGTCTACCGCGTTGATCCCCCCGATCGGGGCGGGAATGCCAACAACGCCGGTTGAGGGCTGCGAAGGCTTCCCGAACGCGGACCTGCGATCAGGAACGAAGCCGGTAGCAAGCATGGTCAGAGCCCATACCCAGAATCAGGAACATTGCGCCAGTCCAGATACGGAAAATCCGCTCCGCCCCCAGTGAGGTCGAGGACGGGCGCGGGTGCGTTGACGGAAGTATGCAACGAGAAGAGGTTCTGGAACTGCTGCTCGAGTCTCGCGTGCTCCAGTCCCTTGGCCTGCTTGTAACGCAGCGCCAGGAACTTGGAGATGAGCACCGGCTCGAACATGATCCTGTCGTCCGCGTTCACGGCCAAGGAGGCGGTTGTGCTTGGGTTGCCGTTGACCTGGACCCAGTTCGTACTCATGTAGTAGTACGTGATGGTCGTGTTCGCCGGAGCCGGGGCCGGAAGAAGCTGGATTTGGTTGCCCTGGACCAGGAATGAGACGTAGATTGTGGACGTGGCCAGGTCGGTGGCCACCAACGCGGCGTAAGTCTGCTGAGTCAGCGGTCCCCGTAGGGGAAACGTGGTCGTAGGCACCCAGCCCGTCTGATTGATGAAGTACCCAAAGTCGGCCGGCAGCGAATAGAGTCCGTCTGAGACCGGCGAGCCGCCGGTACTGATCGTGGCCAACTTGACGAACTGCTGCCACTGGAACATGGCGTATAGTTCCCGCCCGGCCTGGTTGAGCAGGTTGCGGAGCTGGACTTGCTCGTCAGCCGTCGAGATATAGGGATCGGCCACCGAGTTCAGCCCTATTTCCGCACAGGCAGCGGCTATGATGTTGGCAGACGTGTCGTAGATCATCCAGCACTTGCTCCTAAAGGGGCGGGCCAACCGGGGCCAACCCGCCCTTTGGGGTTACTTCTTGGCGAGGACTTTCTCGGTCAATTCGGTCAAATTCTGAATCTGGCTCCTGAGTGCCGCGATTTCGTTGTCCCGAGACTCCAGTTCTCGCTGTACTTTGACCAACGGAGCCTGGTGCCTGGCGAACTCGACGAAGTTCTTCGCGGACTGGCGAAGGGCCTGAATACCCATCATCGTGGCGCCGGTCGAGCCGTCCGGCATCGAAGCCAATTGCTCGACGGTCCGGATGTTGAAATACTCGAGTTCCTTGGCCTGCGCGGGCGAACACCCCGGCCACAATCCAAGGGGCGTTCCGACTATCTGGTCTCCAGAGGCGTTCTTGAACGCGGCGTACTGAAGTGGGAAACGAACGCGGTCGGCCGGAAGAACGGGACGGTGAACCGCCAGCGTCTTGTCCCCCGGAATGCGAATCGTAATGAATTCGACGTTCCGGTACTTCTGAATGCCTTCGTCGGCGGTGGCACGCTTGTCCAGCCGCGCTTCCATCGAAAACACCACGAACAGGCGCTTGTCGTCGTCAAGCGAGTTCGAGTCCGGATACATGATCCGGTCTTCTGCAAGTGACATGGTTGTACTCCTAAGTTTTGTTGGCCCGGAACCGCCGGGACGGCCGCTATTAGGCCGGAGCGATGGTTGCCAGAAACCCGTTTGCGGTAATCGGATTCCCAGAAGTGAACCGCACCGAGGCTACGCCCTCGTAACAAATCGCCCCATCAGCGGTAACGGGAACACCCTCAATCCAGTTGGCAATCGTCCCGCTTGCTACTCCGTAGACTGCGCCGTTGGCCGACATACGAAAGCCGTTGTAGTAGGTCGAGCCGGCAGCCGCGTTCGTGTCCACGGCCAGGGAGCCATTGTTCATGAACCCGAAACCAGCGTTCCGATAGTCTGGAGTCTGGCCTGCGCCAACCGTAGCGGTGACGCGATCCTCGGTGAACAAGAGACCAGGGCAAAGCATTGATTAGAACCTCATTCGGAAAGCACCGGAAGGAAGACTGACCGGGTTGCCGTTAACGTAGATGATCGTATCAGCCCCGGCGGCTGTTAGAGTGCCGGTCACCGTAGCTATTCCGGAGATTGCCGCTTGCAGGGCCCCGCGTCCTATCAACGTACCGGCCACTGTCGCCATTCCGGCAATGGCGGCCTGAAGAGCCCCGCGTCCTGTTAGCGTGCCGACCGTCGTTGCTAGGCCGGCGGTCGAGCCGGACATTGCGCCAGAGCCGGCGGCCGTCAACGTGCCAGTAACGGTCGCCAAACCGGAAATTGCTGCTTGCAGCGCGCCTCTTCCGGTCAGAGTCCCAGTGACAACAGCGGTGCCCGCGATGGCCGTTTGCAGCGCACCTCTGCCCGTCAAAGTACCTGTGACGGCGGCGAGGCCGGAGATCGCGGATTGCAGCGCCCCCCGACCAGCCAGTGTACCGGTAACGGTGGCAACGCCTGTTACAACAACCGAAGAGATGGGCGCGCGGCCACGGATGGCGGCGGTGGTGGTCGCTAGGCCGCTGACAGCGGCAACCAGCGCGCCCCTGCCCGTCAGAGTACCGGCAACGGTGGCTAATCCACTACTCGTCCCCGAGATCGCGCCTAGAGCTACGGATGATGTGTCTCTCCGCGAGCCACGAAAGCGCTTGTGTTGTAGCCACGAAGGACTGCGAGCGCCGTCGTAGAGAATCGGCGCAGCCTCGCCCCCTACTGGACTGCCACTTACAGGATCTTGGCTTATTGCGCCGAAGCCGAGTGGCATTGGCGCTCCTTAGGTGTATCGCTGGCCGAGCCGCGCCGTGCGTAGTGAACACCAATCAATCTGCAAATTGCGAGCTACTGCGACCTGTGTCTCGACGAAGAAACCAACGTTCGCCATCACCGAAGTCGGCAGGGTTGCCGAGTGCGTGAACACCAGCGCCTCGTTGATCCAGAACGACCAGTTGCCGTTGGTCAGGCGGAATGCTTCCAGCAAGTCCCACTCGTTGTTGGTGACCGCGACACCAGTCGTGTTGGTGGTGGTCGTGCTGGCTGCCCGAGTGTGAGTTCTCCAGTTAGCGTTGGTCGCCGTGTCAAACTCGAAGAACACGCCATCAGTTCCCCACGCCGCGACTGTGCCGTCGCCGAGGTCCACGCCCATGCCGACCTTGATCCGGTTGCTGGTGTTGTCAAGCGTGCGGACCAACGCGCCGAAGTAGCGAATGTCGGAGAACGGGTAGATGTCATCGGTCGCCGTGTTGCCGAGGTGCAGCCGGGTGTCGTTGCCGGCGACCGCGCCGGTGACCAGTTGGATGATGCCGGGATGGTCAGCTACGCCAGCCGGACTGGTGCTCGCGGCAGTACCGTTCGCGGTCGAACGCCAGTTATAAGACCCGACCGATTCTCCGGCTTCGGTCGCGGTGCCGGTACCTTGTACGCCGGTGAAAAACTCCTCGTGAATATGGCAGTAGTCGTTGTCGATGACCGTGCCCTGCGAGAAGTCCGACAGCAGTTGCCAGCGCGAGGTCACGCCATCGTAGACAAGTTCGCTGGTATCGCCCGGCCAGATGAGCAAACGACGCTTCGGCAGCGTGAAGCGGTTGGCCGCCGTGCTGGAAGCATTCTCGTCCCGCAGGATGATCGGACCCTGCGCGGTCGGTAGTACGTGGATCAGCAGCCGGCGGCCGTCGAAACCGCCGGTCAGGCCGGTGAGCTGGCGCACGTTGTCGGTGTCGAGCCGCAACCGGTTGGCGAACGCCAGCCCGGTCGGTGCGTAGTTGTTCTGGTCGGCGGTGATCTGCGCGGGAGAGACCGAACCCCATCCCTGCGCGATCGCCGGCGAAGTCAGGAACACGTCCTTGGTGCCAGCCGAGAAGTTGACTGCCGCGCCGCCGTTGCTCGATGCGATGACCGTGGTGCGCGCGATCGCCGGAGTTGCCGAGATGAAGGTGCCGAAGCCGACCTCGTACTCATTCGCGCTTTGGTGGTGAATCGCGTAGAAGCAAGTGTCGTTATTCGCCATCACCGAGGCGAAGGTACGAAACGCAGACACAGCTCCAGCCAGCGTGACGTTGCCTGTGCCGGTAGTGGTCGTGGTCTCCTTCACTCGATCCGCGACAATGTGCGCCATTTAGAATGGGCCTCGCAACATTGGTTGAACAGCGAAATTGGAGAAACGCGCACCATCGCCACCTGCCACAGCGGCCCCCACGTTAATGACGCAAGCGATAGCACCAATGGTATTACCACCGCCGTCGCTAGTCCAGTTCGGGGTCTCATCCGGCGACGTGTCGTCGAAATAGCTGCGAATCTGCCGCACGTTCGACAGCGATTGCAGCGTCGTAATGGGGGTGTATCCGGTCAGCGCAAAGTTATTCAGGCCGTCCTCATGACCACCAACCGCGTAGATCGCGTCGCCAGCATCGACCGTGAAAACATCGGT